TTTCCTTTAAAGAATCAACGCAAAGAAATTAGGTAGAAATAGTTTTAATTGTTGTTATTATTGTTTGATGTTGACAAATAGTTAATTAGATTAATATTTGTCTTCATTTTTGTTAAAATATAAATATAAAATAAAATAAAAAGTAAAAAATATTATAAAATTATAAAAAGTTAGAGTGGTAGTCTTAAGACTACTTATTTTTGAATTATTTAGATGGACTCTTTTTGGACCGGCGGACGCTTGTCGCAACCCCGCCCCTTGTGATTCTATTAGGACTGGATTTATCCTTGCTCCCGGTAGATGATAGGAGCACATGTTTCAAGGTGTGGCCGCCTTGATTGTGTTGTAGGTTTAAGTATAGATTAGAGAAAGTCTTTTTATGCAGAAAATATTGTAGTTGAGAAGCTGTAACAAGCAATATGTGTCGGATCAATATTTTCTAAGAGGGATACAACGCAATGTGCGCCTCGAAGAAATTTTGAATACAAAATTCTCATTACAATCAGTGGAATCCCGCATTGGTTGATGAGAATAATCCTATCTTAAGCTTGTGATAGGTTCAGGTACGCAGCTGTGGCAGATTGAGGAATGACAGACCTCTTAGACAAGCAGCCCCCGCCAAACTTCCAGCTTAATATTGCTGACCGATAATGACAGGAAAAATATTGATAATTGACCATGAGTGCACCAAATAATATGTTCGATAATAAAATGAGCAACTGCGGCGAAGGCAGTTATGATAAGAAAAAGCAGTTTTTTGAAGAAAGAAATATTAAGCAATATAGTAAGTTCAATGATATTATAAGTATCATGGAGGATTATGATCAGAGTGGATATAAGAATTATTACCAATTTTATAATAGAGAATTACGTTATCCGAAATATATATACAAAAAAGTTAAAAGATTTCTTGAAAGAAATCATGGCGTTTTTATTTGTCAAGTTAATGGGTGTTCTTTGTATAGATTTGGTCCTTGGTTTTGCAGTATTGTTATTGTAGAAACATCAGATAATTATTTATGGATTGACACTCAGAGTGTTAGTAGTAGTGGATTTCTACAACATTGGAATTCCTTAACTAATATGCGTTCTTCTCGTATTAAGGAATTTTCTTTGAATGTTTTAGATTCATTTACTCAGATACATGGAGAAAGAATATATACCGTCCATGATGATTTTCTGATAGTAGACATTGTGAACTGGGACCAATGGGTAGAGTTCAGATTCACTGTAATTGATGGAGTATCTCACCAAATTTTAACTTTAGATACTTACAGTTTTATTCGTAGGTATCCGCATTTGGTAGAAGCTCAGAGTGGAATGGAAATAGGAATAGATGTTAAATATGGTAAGTCTAAGTATGCTAGGAAAAAGAAGAGCAATTTATTATTAGAGGAGAAAAATAAAGTTGTTGCTTCACAATTGGCAGGAAAGAATCTAGGTTCCAGAAAGAAGGACACTAAGAAGAAATTCTTGAAAAGACTTAGAACTAATCATATAGATATTGAAGTTCAAGGAGGAAAAGAAGATTATACTACTATTATCAGTGCAATAGAAAAGTTTTTGGGACTATACTGCATACAATATTGGGATAAACCTATTTTCAAAGCTATTTCAGCTTTGTTGTTAGTTTTCCAAGGAAGTATAGCTTGCAGTACATATAATATAGTTAAGGATCTTATCAATTCAGTTAAAAATGAGAAATGGAGTCTCAAGAATTTGTCTGAGTGGTTAAAATCTTTAGTTGTTGATATTGATTGTTTTAAAAATAATAAATATGCACAGTCTTTTGTATCTACAATATCTAAGTTTTACCTTACTTTCTTGTGTCCTACTATTACTACGTTTTTAACTCCCATCTTGGAAACTGATTTAGTCAAAAATATTTTGAATTGTTTTACTGGGTCTGAAAGTCCCCTGGAAACAATCATTAATATGTTCACTTATTTAACAAACGGAGTGGACACTTTTTTGACTACAGGAGAAATGACAGGTTTTATTATAACGGAAACAAAAGGAGATGAATTTATTTTACGCTTGAGAGAAGTTAGACAAAATTATAATCTTTATAGAACCGGTGATTTAGAGTTTATTAAGGATTATAAGCATTATTCTTTGTTAATGGATATGGACAGACTGAAGACGGAAATAGTTTTCTTTGGTAAATCTAAAAGAGGCATTGACCAGAAACAAGTTAATGACTGGATTAAAGAAATAGATACTATGATGTGTGAATGTGAGAAAGTGGAGGCTCATTCCAAAGCTAGAATACAACCATATCATTTTATCTTATCTTCTGGATCAGGAATTAGTAAGACACACTTAGTTAAGCTGATATGCAATACTATAGCCATTCGTAATGGATTTCCTCATGGGCCAGAATATACTTATTATCTTAATCAATCTGATAAATTCCAGTCGGGATGGAAAAATTTCGTGACTATTGTAATAGTAGATGATTCTGCAGCAATGAGGTCAGAAGCTATGAAAAATGTAGGAGTATTATTACCTGATTGGTTATTAAGAGGTGCTAATAATGTGAAGCATAATTTATTGGCTTCTGATATCAGAGAAAAAGGAGCACTTTTTAATCGTTCTTTGGTTGAAGGATGGGCTTCTAATAGTTTTGATCAAGAATTCCATGTCAGCGCTCGGTTTCCCTCTGCTATAAATCGAAGGTTTCAAATGCGAATTATTGGTAAGGTACGTCCCCAATATACTAAGACAGTTCATTTTCAGGAAGGAGGAGTGTCTTCTATGATAGATTATGCTAAAATACCTGAAGATCAAAGAGATACTATTGCTCCTGATGCTTGGGTTTTTACTTGCTTAGACTGTCAGATTAGAGATAATGGTATTAATTATAAATCTGAATTGGACATACAGTTTCCGGAACATGATAACGACTATAAGTTCGTACCTTTTGAACATAACGGTAGGGTTATGGAAAATGTAGATTTAGGTACCATGCTAAATTTTATGGCTGATCATTCTGAAGCATTTTTCAAACAGCAAGAACAGGTTCTTAAAATAGATGAAAAAGTTCATGACATAGGAAACTACTGTAGTCATGGTATACCTAAATCCTGTGATTGTAATTATTGTGAATTGGAACTGCAAAGCGATTGTAGTAGTATGGAGGACGAATTCGAGGAAGAAAGTGAATGCGAAGAGGAGAGTCAGGAAGGAGATGAATCGATAACTAATAGTGATGTTATTTGTAGTCTTAACACTGAGGAGAAACCTGATATTGAATTGCCTAAAGAACCAGTTAAACGAAGGATTGTAGAAGAGATTTTGGTTCAACATAATTTACCTACTATTTCAGTCTCAAATTTAGATAGAGCCGC